CTCAAAATTAATTTCATATTATATACAGTTGTCGTCTTCTATCTTTGAACCTTTTAACAATTCACATTTGTATTTTTTATCTGCTTTTAATCTCATATCAGCAGCAATACCATCTAAAATTGAAGGCAAATACTTTTGCAATATAGTAATTGACTCAATAGCAAATTGATGAGCAAGACCTTCTAATTCAGATTCCATCAACTTACTTATATCAACATTTGTACCATTCACTTTTGACGTAATAATGTGACCTATAACTGCTGTGTTATAATCACTTATTTGTATTTTCTTTTCATCAGCACTTGCTATTGATGAAAATACCCATAACATCATTGCGAATAGAACGTTTATCATTATAAAGTTTCTTAACATAGTATATCTCCTTTGTTTATACGTATATAATACCATATTTTTAAGGTATCGTCAAGCATTATTTTCACTTTTTTTTAAATAAAAAAGTCAATAAAATCAACGTTTTATACGTAAGATATACCTCTAGTTGAGAATCATTCTCAACTGAAACACTATTCTACTGTTATATTTATCTATTTTAGAGCGGGATCAACCACAAACGAATCATTCCAACTAAACGCTTCTTTTACAACGTTTTCTGTAAGACCTTTGTAGTGTTTATTTAACTCTTTATCTTTAACAGCGATCAATGCTTTTGCTTCATTCTTTTCAAGTGCTTCTAATATTTGAATAAACATTGTTTCTTTTCTAGTTTTAGATAATGTGTTATCTCCACCTTCTACGAAACGAAAAAGTTTTCTCGATTCATCAAATAGAGTTGTATGTTCAGTACCAATTGGTGCTTCATTCTCTTTATAAGGCGGTATGCCTTCAGGTAAATCCCATTTAATTTTAGGATCAAATGCACCTTTTAATACTTGTCTTAATTGTGGTGAGTCGTTTTCTTTGAGTACTGCAATTTTTTTAGGTTTATCTTTTGCATTATTAACCTTTGTAAAAATTTCATTCATAAGCACCCTTGTTCCTGTCATTGTATTAGCAAAACTTTGCATTAGTTTTGGATTCATCAACGATGGATGTCTTTGTTTTTCTTCCATTTTATTTTCTCCTTTTAAAAGTCATTTAGTTGTTCCATTAATGTCTTCAACTGTTTATTTATAAAGTAAGGCAGCAGGTTACTTTTTGGTGCTACCTTTTGATTATAATACATATCAAGTATATTAGTCTTAATACTTTCAGGTATTTCATTTAAATCTATTAAAGTTTTGTTTCTATAATAGTTCTTTTTTGTTTCAGGTCCTAAAGGAACATAATCTGTTTCAAACCATTCTGCTAATCTTTTTTTAGATAGTGGTTTTTGTTTCACTCCTTTTACAAAAACATCATCAGCAGATAATACATTTGGTATTCCATCTGATCTATCTCCTCTTAATATATGTTCTTGTAAATATGCTACTGGATCTTCGTGCGTTACATATTTCTTTTGTATTGGTGCATATTGTTTTACATTTGGATTAGTTTGTAATTGTATAAAATCTTTATCACCTGACACTATCATATACTTGTCATCTTTGTTTTCTAAAACTAAAGTAGCAATAATATCATCTGACTCAGCACCTTCGATCTCCACAAACCTATAAGGTAAATTATCTCTTATCTCATATTTAATTCTGTTTAATATTTCAAATAAATGGTTCCAATCTAAACCTGAATTTTCTCTATCTTTTTTTCTACTCATTTTGTAGTATGGAAATATATCTCTTCTCCAATACTTATAACTATCACTTGAAATAACAATTTCACCATACTCTTTACCAAAGTTCATATTGATAGAACGCAACGCTCTTAATATCATATGTCTTACTAAATGCTCTGATACTTCTACTTTACCACCACCCATTTGTGCCATTAAATTTGATAGTGTTATTTGTGATAGATCAACTATAATCATTTTATATTCCTAACCAGTTGTATGTTGCTCTCATTGATAATATTAAATACATTAATTCCATTAGTGCTCTCGGCCAATCTTTATCTTTTAATCCAAAATATACCCACATTATACAAGCGATTACACTAAAAGTCCAACCTACCCATTGTGTAGCAATGTTAGCATTTGATAATATGGATACACTAATCATTGCTAAAGCAAATCCTACCCAACGCCAACCGTTAATATTTTTAAATGATTTAATTTTCATAGAATAGAAGTGGCGATTTCTCGCCACCTCAAAGTGATTTAATTACGCATTATTGTAAGCGTATGGTGTTCCATATAGTTTTTGGATACCAGCGGCAACAATTGCTTTAGTTGGCATACCCATTCTGTATGAAGTACCAGCAGAAGTTTTATTGATATAAATCATATTACCTTCTGATCTTAACGTATCAACCAATGCTCTTGGTGATGTTAAATCGAATTTGTTTCTTAAAGTTTTCCAAGTTACAGATTTACCTGTTTCTAATAGAGAAAGTACTTTTGCTCTTTTAGACATCTTTTTTCTGCCTCTTGTGCTTGATGCTTTTTTCATTACTTTAGTTTCGATTACTTCGTCTGTTGCGAAGATAGTTTTTAGTGTGTTAAACATTATGTTTTCACTCCTTATTGTATAATGTGCCTTCAGTTAAACTTGTGAATACTAGGCACAATTTAGTATTCAAAGTATTGCAAAGTGCTTTATGCAATTCTATTTACCAGGTGTATCATCTGGTTCAAAGTCTATACCACCATAGGGATCATCAATATGATCTAATACATCTTCAATGGAACTTTTACCTTCACCTTGTTTATAATCTTTTAAAATTCTTTCATAATCTACATCAATCATTCTTACTCCATTTTGTATTTTGTAAGTAACTGCTCTATCTACAACTTTATGTAATGGATGTTTCAAATCAAAATCTCTATGTAATAATGACTTGATAGAATCAATAACTAATGACACATCTTTTATAAAATGTTTTTTAGTTGTATCAACTGCTTGATCTACTAATTTTTGAATTATCATAATACTCATTTCTTCACATAAGGTTTCTATAAATTTTTTTGTATTACGTTCATATTGTTCTTTTGCTTTTTTAGCATCCTCTTTTCTTGTATCAGGTTCAATCCTTGTATTAACAATTCTATCACTAGGAAAACTGATTATATCAGCACCTTTATTTTTTTCAGACACTAGTATTCTCATTTATCAATTCACCTTCAAAGTTAATTAACTTTTCATTTACAAAATGTTCTTTTAATTCGTTATACCCACCAATAAGTTGATCATCAATTACAACTTGTGGAACTGATCGGACAGGTTTCTTTAAAACTTTGTGCAAGTCTTCTACTGAAATATCTTTACCGACTTCAATGACATCAAAGGCGAAATCTAATTTTTCTAATAGACTCTTCGCCTTTGTGCAAAAGGTACAGTTCGGTTTTGAATATACTTTTATCATTTTAGTTGTTCTCTACGTTTTCAAATGCTTTGTTTGCTTTGTCTTTTACATTAAAAGCATCTGTCGCTTCAGCGATGGTATAATTATATAACTTGTTTTGTTCTCCCATAGGAAGTTTAATAGCAATCCACGTTCTATAATTACCTTGTTTAGTTAAGGTTATATCTTTTTTATAGATTTCATAACCTCTCACTTGTGTATTTTTAATAATATTAACGATAGTAGATTCAACTTCCGTTACGGTAGTTTTATTTTTGTTTTTACCTACTTCGGTAATATATTGTTTTGCTTTTTTATTCATTTCACCTTTAATCACATCTGCCAAATCAGACTTAGCAATCATTGTTGCTTTCTCTACTGACAATTGTAAATCTGGTGAAACGGAAGTACCTACACCATATAAACATTTAGGACATTTTTTGTCATTAATGTTTTCAACATACCACTTTGGTACTTGATTTACTACTTTGCCTGTTTCTGATTTAATTTTATATGAACCAGCACAGTTTGTTAAGGTAAGACCTAACAATGCAATTAGTATTATATTTATTTTTTTCATTACTTTTTCACCTCTTCCATTATATTATTAGTTACATTATATACTATTTTCTTTGTTTTGTCAATCATATCATATTTTTCAATAAAATCAACAGTTTTTTCATAGTTCAAAGCAAGTATTACCCACAATATAACTACAGTTAATAAGAGTCTGATCATTTTACAACCCTCCATTGACCTTCATTTGTTAAACAGATAGTACCTGGTTTCTTAAAAAAGTGACCTGGTCTATCATACACTCTACAATATGCTGGTGTATAAACATCTTTATAATAGAATTGAGCAAATAACTCCCAATAATTAGGACCGTCATATGATTTTCTACCGTCAGCACACTCCAGAATTTCTTGTTTTACTACATCATTACCAACTTGTTTTATCTCCACTTTAATAACACAATTACCTTCAATTGGTTTTATTTTAGAATATGTTACTTCATCTGATTTAACATAGGAAGTAACTCCTAATACACCAATAATAGCAAATAAAAATATAAGAAATAACTTTGTCTTATTATTAGATTCATTATGTCTTACGTAATGACCTTTGTGATTTTTAGTAAGATATGTTTTATTTTGTTTCATTAGTAGTTAATTTGTTAAAAAAGTTTTTTATTGTATTCCAATTTTTAGCATTTTGCTCTTTACCTTTTTGCCAAGATAATTTTTGATACTCTACTATCTTATTCTTTTCATTTTCAACCCAAGTAGTAACTGGATTTGCTTTTGCCATCA